GACGCAGCCAGAGAGAAAATGGCTGAGAATATCACAGCCTATGATGAGGGCAAGCTTGGCTATGATGAGATGCTTAACGACAATGAAACGCTGAACTTTACTGGCATTGACGGTATGTCTGCCGAGGAGCTTGCCAATACCCTGGAGTATATCAAGATACTTGAAACGGTGGGGAGGTCTGAGAGACAAGCTAAGCAGGAAGCGGCTACGGAAAGAATCAATACTATCCGCTCGGATGTCAGTAATACTCTCACCGGTGGGAAAGGATTAAAGACGGGTATTGGAGCCGTTCCAAGTGAGGGGCTGGAGGTCAAGAGGGGCAAGGTAGGTAAAGGATGGGATGTGTTCACTAACTGGCAGTATGGTATAGATAATCTTGCCGATAAACTTAGTAAGTTTGACACAACCTCTAAGCCGTATCAGAGTGTATTGAGTCAATTTGTGGCACAAGTTCACCGAGCTACTCTCAGGCAGGTCTCCAGCACGAAGGCTTCTTTCAACAGGATAAAGGATATAGTGGGGGAAGTCTATAGAGTAAAGGGCACACACGATATTAACCAAGCCCTTAATGCACTAGAGGAAGAAACCAATCTGGGTGTCTTTGAACTCACAGAGGCATATAAAGCAAACCATCCTGGTGCTACTTCAATTACTCTCAAGATGACTAGAGACCAGATGATGGCTAAGTATATGCAGATGCAGGACTCAACGCTTAATGAGACATTCACTGTTGGTATGGGGTGGTCGCAGGATGTCAGGGATGCAGTCGCAAGTAACCTCACCGCAGAGGAAAAGAAACTTGCGGATGCTATGTTTGATTTTTATGAAGATTATTATACTGCTACGAATAAAATCTATCAGGAACTTTTCAATGTAGATATGCCCCACAATCCTGCCTACTCCCCGATAAGAAGAGACTTTGAGGCAGATATAACCGAGAATATCCTCACAATGCGGGATGCCTCACAGTATGCCTCGGTGCTCAATGGTAGTCTAAAAGCTAGGCAAAGGAATATCAGGCCATTAAGGTTCAATGGTGCTTTGGCTATCCTCTCTAACCATATACAGCAGATGGAGCACTTCAAGGCATGGGCTACTACCATGAGGGATATGCGCAGGGTGTTTGGTAACAAGCAGATTAGACAGGCAGTAGAGCAGTATCACGGTCGGGGGGTACTAAGGTTAATAGACACATTTTTGAATCAGATGGCTAGGGGGGGTATAGAGACCGCAACTACTAACCGAGCGGCTGACTTTCTTAGGAGAAATTTCACCAAGTCTATACTGGCGATTAAGCCCGTTATTATGCTCAAGCAAATACCCTCACTGTTTGGCTATGTGTCTGAGATGAACTCCTTTGACTTCTTTGCAGGTATAGCGGATTACTGGACTAATCCAGTAGCTAACTTTAAGTTCCTTTACAATAACTCTGAGATGTTTAAGGCGAGAATGGAACAGGGCTTTGAGCGTGATATTAGAGCTGCTATGCAGAAACACGGCACAAAGCAAATATCAGGGAGGGGTAAAATCACGGACTGGTTTCTACTCCAAATCAGACTGGGGGATACGTTCGCCATTACTCAAGGTATGTGGGCAAAATACAAAGCTGGGTTAAAGCAAGGGCTCACACAGGAAGAAGCCATAGCAGCCGCTGAGGATACAACTGGTAGAACTCAGCCATCGTTTGGCATTGATACTCTGTCTGCTATTCAAAATGGTGGGTCTTGGCGCAAGCTGATGACCATGTTCCAAAATCAGCCAAACAAGTATTTCAGGATGACTGGCGATAACATGAGGAACTTTAAGTATGGCAGGGGGAGTCGGGCAAAGGCAGCATCCACCATACTTCTAACTTGGGTAATACTCCCGATGATGTTTCAATATATAGCTGATGCCTTCCAATGGAAACCTGAGAGGCAAGCTAGGGCGGGCATACTTGGCCCACTTAACTTTATCCTGATTGGTGGCCAGTTAGTTCAATCAATGTGGGGGTGGCTGACTGACCAACCATTTGATTATCAAGTTAGCCCAGTGGCTCAAACTGGTAGGGACTTACAGATGATATTCCTGAAGGCAAAGAAGTTATACAATCAAGGGATTGACCCCTTCAAGGATATAAGCGGGGATGATGTGGCTGCCGTTATAGAGTATTTAGCTAAAGCAACTGGGCAGGTTTTAGGACTCCCGACCCCCTACTTTGTTCAGCTTTCAAAGCTGATACGCCATAAATTTGCAGAGGGTGAGGAACTTCAAATTAAGGACTTCCTCTTCAGCGAGTGGGCACTAAAGCCACCTGAGAAAAACGCCGAAGAAAAGGTGGAGGAACTAAATCTTAAACTCGGCGAACCAGAGGAAGGGGTAGAAGACAAACCCTTAACTGACAAACCTATACCTGTCTATGATACTAAGGACTGGTTCAGGGATATGGGTAGGATATATGATGATACCTTGCCTCAAGATGTTCTTGATGACCCCAAGGCTTCTATGGAAAGTAGGGCATGGGCAGAGTATAGTATAAGCAGGTCAAGGGCAGATATACTACCGGACATAGCACTTTACAAAATAAACACCGAGGATAATGCTGATACCATAGTTCATTACTACCAGCAATGGTTAGCAAGGCAAAAGGTAACAAGCCTAGCCAAGCTGAAGGAATTTGACCAACTATACCCAAAGGCATACCTGGGCAATGTAACTCGGCAACAGTATAATCTCCTCGTTAAATACTTGGGGGCTGAGGATAAAGATACATTTCTTGAGGAACACCCTGAGCTAAGAGTAAACCCCCGTGATGAATGGTTAAAAGCAAATCCATTGGACAATGCCAGGCTCGCTCTGGGAGGACAGGCAAAGATACTCAGTATGGATGCCTATAATGAGTTTAACAAATTGATTAAAGAGCTAGACATTCCTGATGACGCTATACCCGAACTTACTCTACCACCCGAAGGCTCGGTAGAAACACACTTTGAATACCTTGAGACTGGGGAGGAGTTTGGTTGGAATAGTTGGGAGACACAACTTGTTCTGGCAAAGGATGATGTATACAGGGAATGGAGAGGGCTAGACCCAGTAGAAACCCCTGTGGGAAGCCTTGAGTTGAAGATTAAGCACCGTGAACTGTATGACACCATATCTGGTTATGGTGATAAGGACTCACCACTATATATAGAGGATGATGAGGAGCGAGAAGGGGCAAGGGATAAACTGAAAGTTGATAACCCTGAGTGGGTAGATGATATGAGGCGGGTAGAGGCGATTGAGCACGAAGCCTCCGATGATATAGTGGAGTCTTGGGTTGAACGAGGCAAGTTGGTTGATGAATTTAGTGCTGGTAGCTCTAATGTTAAGGTCTGGCTGATTGACCACCCCGAAGTTCACAAGTGGGCGTTAGACCAAGAGCTACTGACTGATGATGGTAGTGATTGGAATGTTCCAGTGCTCCGTATCAATGCGGAGTTTAGGCAAAATGATATTGAATACGAAGAGTTAAACACAACCGAAGAGAGAGAGTTATATCTTACGCATCACGGAGCGTATAAAATCGCAAGGCGGAGGCGGGATGCTTATGGGATAGGATTGCCAGAGGATTTAATTGATGACTATGTTACGTATTACAACATGGAAAAGACCGGATATGATGATGAGCGATTTCTTATAGAGCATCCCGAATTCTACGCTGCAATGACTAACCCCAATATCGTCGGTGAGGAAAGGGCTTGGAAAGGGAAGGATTTCAGTAATGTCCCGACCAAAAAGGAAGAGGGGCTTTTAGAGTTTTACGATAAATTAGCTGACGATGCAAGGCTTCAGGCTAGATGCGAAAGCGAGGACTTAGACAAGGCATTAGTGCGATTAAAGGGCTATACGCCTGCCTACGGCACTGACAGATGTAAGAAGAAACCCAGGCCCTTCACTGAAAAAGAGGGCGCCGAACCGAAAGAACGCCGCCTTACTTGGTATGAGCAACTAGAAGAACAAGGGTTATTGGAAGAGTATTTGAAGAAGTTTGGCTAGGGAGCAGGGAAGGCGGTGGATTGGTAAGCCCAAAATGCAGGAATAACACCGAGTAGGGATGCAATGAAGTATATGACAAACAGAACTAGAAGAAATATACCGACGTTCTCATTGAGTATTAGGTCAATTATTCTTTGTTTCTTACTCTTCATACCTTAATAATAAACATTTTTAACAATTTGTCAAGACTTGACAAATACTTGCCTATCCGTTATACTTATAGGTAAGAATATGAAGCTAAAACTGCCAAAACTTACTTGCAAGCGATGCGGACATACTTGGATACCCCGACAAGCAGAGGTAACTATCTGCCCAAATTGCAAATCCCCATATTGGAATAAGGCGCGGAGGCAGAGATAGTGACGGAAATAAAACGCAAGTATAAGAAACGTGAGCGCACTGAATATATAAGTAAATATTGTTCAGAGTGGCGTGCACAACTGAGGCTAGAAGTGTTGACACATTACGGTAATGACGAATGTCGTTGTGTGCAATGCGGTGAGTCTAGGTTGGCCTGTTTAACCATTGACCATATTGATGGGCATGGTGAAGAACACAGACGGTCAATAGGCAACAAACGAGGCTCTAACTTTTGGAAATGGCTTAAAGATAACGAGTATCCAAAAGGTTTTCAAACCTTATGCTTAAATTGCCAAATGGTAAAGCGAGTGCAATTTAGAGAGGAAAGAAAACCATATGGAGGTCAATATATGAGGTAACTATAAGAGTCGGGTCGGTTGGCTAGTCTGCGGCCATAAGAGCAGACAATCGGTAATAGCCCTGTCAAAACAGCAGGGCTAAATCATTTTCAGGAGGTTAAATCAATGGAACTGGACGAAACCAAAGGAACTGAACAGGACACAACTTCGGGTAAGACCGGACAGTCTTCTGGCAGCAAGGGTGGGACTACTTCAAAGGACAAGGGTAAGCTCTACACTGACGCTCAGATTGCTAAAATCAAGAGCGACGCTGCTGCGGAGGCTGGAAGACAACGGAAGGCAGCAGAAGTAGAAAGGGACTCTCTCAAACAAGACCTTCAGTCTACCACAGGCAGGCTGGACACTCTTGAAAGGGAAATAAACGAGTCCCGTCTCGCCGAGGCAAGAGGCGACCCCGACCAACTCCGTATCTTTCAACGGGAACAAGCTTTGACTAAACTTCAGAGGGAAGTTGAGGCGATGCAAGCAAACCTAACCAACCGTGAGGGGCAATTGAAGGAAGACCGCGCTGAGGTTGATAAAGACCGAGGTGTTGTGGCAATCGCCTATATTGCTGCCAAGCATGGTTTGGAACCTGACAAACTGGAGTCATATGGCATCAGCGACCCAGAGGTACTTGAAAAGGTCGCTGCTGACCTCGCTGCCGCTAAACCTGCTGAACCCGGTGAAGGTGAAGGGGAAGGAGAGGAAGGCGAAGCAGAAGCCTTTGTGCCTGACTCAGGCGAGACTACTGGTGGAGCTGGAGCCCTTACTGCAGAGAGCGTAGAGAAAATGCCTATCGCTTCTGTAGAAAAGGCTATTGAAAAAGCCGACAAATCTAAGTAAGGAGGAAGCTCCAAATGGCTAATACACTGATTACCCCAACTGTTGTAGCTAAACTGGCTTTGCCTGCACTTCTAAACAACTGGGTATTTGCTGGTTTGGTACACAGGGACTATGCAAAGGAGTTCCGCAAGGTAGGGGAATCCGTAAGGATAAGGAGACCGGCTGTACTCACTGCCGTTGAGTTTGATGGCGACCTGGAGGGTGAATGGCAGAACATCGCTGAGTCCTACGTGGACGTAAAAATGGACACAATCCTAACCGTGCCCATAGAGTTCACGCAAAAGGAACAAAGCCTTGATATTGTCAGCTTCAACACCCAGGTTGTGGAACCTGCGGTGCAGGCTCTAGCTCAGAAGGTTGATGAGAAACTAGCTCTGCTCTATAAGGATATTCCCTACTACTACGACATCACGGAAACCAATGCTGCATCCATTCTCGCTAGCTTGCTGGGTGCTCGTAAAGTCCAGAACGACCTGAAAGTTCCTTTTTCTCAGTCCCGATATGCAGTGATGTCTCCCCTGACTACTGCTCTCTTGCTGGGTGTGGATGCCTTTAGGGACCTGGACAAGACTGGAGCGACAAAGGCTCTGCGTGAAGCGTCTCTGGGTAGACTCTTCGGCTATGAGTTCTATGAGAACCAGAACATCCAGCATCACACCAGAGGGACTACCGATGGGCTGGGGACTGCTGCTATCGCTGCTGTAGGTGCTACCAGCATGCTTATAAGTGCCCTTGGCAGCGGCACAGTCAAGAAGGGAACTATGTTCACCATAGCTGGCGACACCACGCAGTATGTGGTAACGGCAGATGCTACTATCAGTGGCAACGCTGCTACTGTTAGTTTTTATCCTGCTCTGGTTGTTGCTACAACGGCTGGCACTGAAGTAGTAACCCTTCACGGTCCCGACGCTACTGACGAACTTGCCACCAGCAGGGATAACCTGATGTTCCACAAGAACGCCTTTGTATTGGTAACTGCTCCTATGGCTCCGCCAATTGGAGGGGCTACAGGCAGAACCCTGAACTATAAGGGGCTAACCATCAATGTAGTCTACAGCTATCAGCACAGTAAGTTCCAGAACCGTATGACCGCTTCAATCCTCTGCGGTTTCAAGACACTGACTCGGGAACTAGCCGTTAGACTATGGGATGCTAGCTGACCTTAAACGCTTTTGGGGGCTGGCGTTAAACTAACCCCCCTTATGGAGGGGAAAATGCCAAAGCTTGGCGAGATTAAAGAAGCCAAACAGTTAGGAAGGAAAGGCAGCCATAAATTTTGCTGGCACGCTTGTGAAACTTGTAAAAGACCTAGATGGGTTCAAATGGTTAATGGACATCCCACAGGCCATCTATGCAGAAGCTGTGCAGCGAAGTTACAACCCCACCTATGCAGGGAGAATCATGTTAACTGGAAAGGTGGAAGATGGAAGGATGGAAGTGGCTACATCAATGTATATCTTTCTCCTGACGACTTCTTTTATCCCATGGCTCAAAAGAATGGGTATGTTTTGGAACACCGCTTAGTTATGGCAAAGTCTCTCGGTCGATGTCTTCAGCCCTGGGAGATTGTTCACCATAAAGGGATAAGATACACACGCATGGAGAATAGGTCGGATAACCTAGAAGATAATCTTGAATTGACCTGCAGTCTAGGAGAACATAGCTCAAACCATAGCAAAGGCTATCGTGATGGCTATAAAAAGGGGCTTGAAGACGGGAGGCTAAGGCAACTCCAGGAGCTAAAAGAGCAGAATGATGAGCTTTTGAAGCAAATTAAACTGCTCCGATGGCAAATAAAAATAGGAGGAGAAACATGTCTAAAAGAGCTTTCCTAGATGTGTATCAGTCTAGGGTTAATGTCGCTCTTGCGAAAGCTGGGACTTCGTTAGTGCTTGATAGCGTAACGGGACTGGCTGCACAGGATGTCCTTATGATTGATGAGGGCAATACTAAAGCAGAGGTGGTCTTTGTTACTGCCGTTACCACTACGACCAAGACAGCGACTATCGTGAGGGGCATGGCTGGCACAACCGATGTAGCGCATGCGAAGGGTGCAATCGTCAAGAAGGTTGGCTGGAGGCATACAATAGCAGTAGATTTTCTTGATATATCTACCGCCAAAACCATCGCCTTCCTTCCACCCAAGGGCATACTGGTTAAGGCTTCTACTGTTCTTGGTGGCACCATTGATACTGCTGACGCGGTTATTACCCTCTACAACAAGACACAAGCTATCACTGGCGGCGAAATCACCATAACCCACGGCAGCTCTGCTCTGGGCGACATAGATAGCTGCACTCCCACGCTCTACAACGAGTTTGATGGTGTTGACGACTACCTGAAGGTAGTTAGTGCTGGCGCATCCGGCCAGACTATTACTGCTGGTCTGCTCTTAGAGTTCATCAGCGTGGAAGACTAGACCTGGCTGGGGGGCAGTGAATAGCTGCCCCCCTAATCCCTTAAAGGAGGGCAAATCATGGAACTATGTGCTGTATGCGGTGAAACCGAGACTGGCAGGCTCATAGAGGGTATCCCTGTCTGTGGTAAGTGCTTTGTAGAAGGCGGATTAAACTTCCCCAAGAATCAAGCGATTCTCAAGAAGGTTTATGAAAGCCCTTATGGAGAGCTAGAAGCAACCACAGAGCCAACTGTCTCTAAGCCACCGGCTCCGAAGCGGAGCAAAAAGAAAGCCAAAAAGTAAGAAGGAGGTGGATTATGCCTTATGCCATCGAGAAGCGCGGTGAAAAGTGGGTGGTCTTTAACACCGAGACCAAAGACGTCAAAGGACGACATGGCAGCAAGGTAAAGGCTCAAAGGCAGATTAACTTGTTGCGTGGTATTGAGCATGGCTGGGAGCCAACTGGGGCAAAAGCCCAGAAGTGAGGTAAAGCATGGCAATAAATGTAGGTTACGAAATTTTAATTGGCTCTGCTGTATCAGCAGACAAGAAGGCTCAGTTGACCAACCGAGTTATGCAGATATTGCAACCGGGGACTCTTAGTATTGCCTACGCCGCAACTTACGATGGAGGCAGTAGTAGCACAAATCAAGCGACTATAACGGTCGGGGGAGATAGTGCTGATTTTGGTATTCGGGTAATTATGGACTCTGCGGTAGTGGGCGATAAGGTTGTGGCTGCCTTGCTCCAACGGCTAATTGCCGTGTTGATTACTGAAACAATCGCCTTAACCCATGCGGCTGCTTATGCCGCTGGGACCAGAGTGTATAACTTGGTTATAACAGTAACTTGAGGCAGGGGGTTAAGTATGGCAAAAAACCTAGAAGCAATTAGGGCTATTGTTAGGCAGTTTCTGAACGATGAGCTCGTTTCAGGTCAGAAGTTTACTTGGGAAAACGATGAACTTGACCTGCACATTGGTGAGTGTCTGGCTGAAATATCGGAGTATAGCCCGTACGAGGTCAAAGAAACGCTGACAACCACGGCTGGCTCTAAGGAGCTGGACATTAGCTCCATAGAGGACTTTCTCGGGCTAGAGGGCGAACATGAAATAGAATACCCTACAGACAGTGACCCACCTAATTACCATAATGCCTCTATTTTCGGTAATACCTTGAGGATGATTGTTGACCGGGTCCCTAGTGCTGATGAGGATGTCTATCTCTATTGTCATAAGCTCCACCAATTAACCAAGTCGTCTTCTACTCTAAAGCCACAAGAGGAGCGGGTACTCATTAAAGGGACTGTAGCCTACGCTGCCTTGAGCTGGACTAACCAGGTAAGGGTGCAGGTTAAAGAGGCTGTTACTTTAATTTCCAGCATACACACTGCTATTGGCAACATGTCGGCTCGGCTGACTCAGGCTGCCGATGAACTTATTAGTGGCAGGGATTTGATAGAAAAATCCACTGCTCTGGCGGATGCAGCTATAAAAGATGTGAATGCTATGGTTATTGCCGCTATTGGTGACCTTACTATTGGGCAAGCCTTAATCAACCAACTCAATCAAGCGGGCGTGCCACAAACCGATTTAGCTCACTCTGCCGCAGGGAGGCTATCTGTAGCTCAAGTCCTTCTCAATCAGGCAAGGGGCTATTTATCCGTGGACTCGCCCTCACGTGAGCATGGGAATTATGCTGCCCGTGAGCTTTCTACAGCTACAGGCTATCTGAATCAGGGCGGCGGTTACACTAGAGAATTAACAGCAAGGCTATCAATTGCCAACCTTATCAATAGCTATCAGGTGTGGGCTAATAACAAACTTGCGCTTTACCAGAGGGAATTAAGAAGACTGATAAAGCCCAGGACATATCAGGAATACCCGAAATCTTAGGAGAAGATAATGCCCTATATCAGAATCGGAGTCTGTAACCACTGTGGCAAATGCTGCCTGTCTATGAAGTTAGGCGGGCTTATGCTGGAAAATCCTTGCATAGAGCTTCACGAGGATAGGTGTAAGTTCTATGTAGACAAACTTAACGACCAGCAGTATGGGCATTGCCTTATCTACGGTAGGGGTGGGAAGCCTATTGAGAAAGTTAGGGATAGGTTTGGTAATACGATAACCGAAGCTCAAATCAGGTGGTTTAATGAGAACTGCATAGATTACCCCAGAGTTGAAGATATGGAAGCTGGCTATATGCCACCAGAGGGATGTGGATTTACCGTTGAGGTGCAGACCTGATGGCTGAAATTACTTATTACTTTGATGATGGTGAGGCGCAAGGAATTTATAGTTGGGACGATTGGGAATATTCTTTTGATAATATTCTAACAAATTATGCTTACACAAATGTAGATGGTGAGTGGCTTGGTCTCGTTGGTAATACCTGCCTTGGAAGCGACTTAGGGACGATTAGCAAGGTAGAACTTCGTGCCTATGGTTATGGTGATGGGGGCGACCAACTAAATTTGAGGCCAATCTATGACGGTAACTATGGTGATGACCATCTGGTAACTATGCCTTCTTCAGATGATTGGAGTATCTATGTTGACATTACCACTGGTACCTATATGCCTGATTGGTCATCTTGGTCTCACATACAAGGCCTTGGCTCTAGAATAATCTTTACCAAATCAGCCAAAGCCAACACCATGCACTGTTCCAAGGTGGAGATTAGGGTTACTTATGAACCATCTGCTGAGGGCATAGTCATTCCCATTCTATCTGATAAAGGCATCCATTCTGTAATCTTTGGAGGACAAATAATAAGGTGAAAATATGGCTTATTTAGGTTCTTGGAAAATAGATGATTATTTGACGTTCGTTTGTAACACGCACAAAGCCAGTGATGGAGCTGCAACCGATGCCGATGCTGCCCCAGCCTACAGAGTTTATGAAGACGACACTGGAACTGCAATTCTAACCGGCACTATGGATAAGCTGGATGATGCCAATACTGTAGGATTTTATGAACAGAAAATCCAGCTCACGGCAGCTAATGGCTTTGAAAAGGGAAAGCAATATACGATTTATATTTCGGCTGCTGTAAGCAGTGTAACGGGAACTATGAACCATAATTTCCAGATAGAAGCTGAGGTGGATGCCAATATAGTTTCAGCCAGTAATGTCAGTGCCAATGTTGTCCAAGCTGGCGGAAGTGCCATACAACAAACAGGTGGTTATCTCAAAGTCAAGGATGACGAGGGTAACACACTAGCCAATGAGAGCAAGCAGGATGCTCTTAACGCCAAATTACCCGAAGCCCAAAAGGGATAAGATATTTAATTCCCCACTTTGCATGCCTAGATTTTTAGTCTAGGCATTTTATATAAAAACCAAAATACAGGAGGAAGGAAAATGGCAGCGGGAACTTATAAAAACGGAGTAGAAATCACTGTAATTTACCAAGCGGTAGGGCAAGCAACTGGCAAGACTGTCACGATGGATGTCTACGATGAGGCGCACGCTAAAGATGAAGCCAAGTCTGTTGCAGCAATGACTGAGATAGAGACTGATACGGGAAGGTATTACGCTACCTTTACACCAGATGCTGAAGGCGAGTGGGTCTGCGTGATGAAGAACACCACTGACAACAATGGTGGGATGGTAGCAGCCTTTGCTGTAGCTGGGCACGACCTGGATTCTGTCGGCGACACTGTAGCTGCAATAGACACCCTAATCAAGGCAGCTGGTGACGGCGACTTGGCAGCTATGAAGACCATTCTTGATGCCGAGTCAGGCGTCAAGGCTGCGGTTAATGCCTTGCATGACTTTGACCCAGCCACCGATGCTGTAGCAACGGTAACAGCCCTAACAGGGCATACCGCACAGACTGGCGATAGCTATGCAGTAGTTAGTCATGTCACTCATGGTCTCAGTGCCATAAAGACTCTGATAGATGCTATCACAGCAGCAGGTCCGACAAAAGCTGAGATGGATACAGCACATGCTTTGCTAGCCACAGTAGCTAAGCAGGACGTCATTGATGGCTACCACGATGTGCCAGCAGAGGATGCTGCTACGGATGCTCAGATGCGGGATGTTGTGGGTAAGAAAACTGATACTGTCGCTGGAACCAGTATAGTTGCAATATCCAAGCAGGTGAAAGCTGCGGTAGATGCTCTAGCAGAGCCAGCTCAGGTCGGCTAAAAGAACAAACCTGATAGGTGCCTAGAGAGGAGCAGAGATGGCTGAACTCTATATTACTGGTGTAAATAGAATTGTGTATAGGTCTGTGAAGTTTGCCACTGGTTTGACAGTTACGGCATATATCTGGAGTCCGACTCTAGTGAAGAGTGCTTTGCAGACCTTTACCGAGGTTGAATTGGGTCTGTATTACCTTGACTATGACTTTGCCTCTCTAGGTACTTACTTTGGCTTGTTCTACGAGAATACTGTAGCCAAGGCTAGTGGAGTATTCAGGGTTACACGCTTAGCTCCTATTCCTAAGAATGTGGCATTATCTAACCTGATGTTTACTATGGTGCTTTCCAGTGATGGTAAGACACCAGCTACAGGTAAGACCATTACTGCTCAAATCTCAAAGAATGGTGGAGCTTTTGCTAACTGCACAAATGCCGTCAGTGAGGTAGGAGAAGGCTGGTATAAGATTAACCTCACCCAAGCTGAGATGAATGCTGATATAGTAGCTCTCAAGTTTACGGAAACCGATTGCCTGCAGAGGAATATGGAGATTCCAACGACATGATATTTGTTTTTGATGACGATGCAACAGTTTATTCGCCAACTTTTACGGTTTATGGGATGACTTGGAATTGGTTGTCAGAGGCTCTTATTGCCCGATTTCTCAAGGTTGTCGTCATTACCAGCCAACACCGAGATATAAAAACCATTATTGCGCAACACAGAGTAATTGAGAGTCTTACCAGCCAACACCGCCAAGTTAAAATTATTACTGGTTATCATCGCCTTATTCAAGTTATGACGGCAATGCACAGAAAAATAAAGAGCTTCACTGGAGGCTGATTATGGATATTGTAACTATAGTTGAATTTGTAGCTAAAGCAACAGTCAAAATCTGGACGTTTGTTTACGATGAGAATAGAGAGCTTGTTGACCCTACTGGTTCAATCAAGGTCGTTGTCAAAGACAAGGATGAAGTGCAGAAGGCAGGTTATATTAGTGTTACTTCCAGTGCATCCTTTACTGCTGGTTTGGTGGTAACAGGTGGGACCTCGGGCGCTACGGGTTTTGTTATATCCAAGCCTGACGGCACGACATTGGAACTCCAGCGAGTAACTGGCGTGTGGCAATCTGGCGAGGTCATAGAAGATACTGGTTCAGGCACATCTACGACAACATCCGCACTTTTAGGTGCAGATATGACACAGTATGAAATTGAGGCTGTAGCCCAAACTGGTATTTATTACTATTACTTCAGGACCACCGCAGCAGCTCAAAAGGCGTGGTATTCAGGAGAAATAGAAGCTATTGATGGTAGTGGTGCCACTGCTATTAGTAGCCTAGGTCACTTTAGCTTCAGGATAAAATAAATGAGAACACTATCAGACACACTGAAAGCCGAACAGAAAAAATTAAACCATGATGTACCCCTAGCCAAGATAGTGCTGACCAAGGCCGGGGAAGATACTCAGACTTACGGCACGGAACGAATCATTGACCTCCGCTATTCTGAAGAGGCACACCAAAATGCGGAAGTCCTGCTAAACAATTGGGATGGTGCCCTAACCTCTCTGGATTTAACAGGCTATAAAGGTGTTGTGTCATTGGGGTTTACTACGAGTGAAGGGGACGAATATTCTCCCCGCGCACCATTATGGGTAATTCCCCAGCAGTTATTTTCTTTATGGCATGCCAAGTATCCACTGCTTTGCCGATTGTCTCTGGCTGGTATTCTTAATTTTATGGCAGAAGACCGAGCTAGCGCTGACTATGTGCCCGATAGTGATGATTCCAAAACAGTCAAGACTCTAATCAGGGAGATATGCGGCGACAGCGGCGTTACCCAATTAGCTTGCTTTAACCACTGTGCAAAATATGATGTGGTCTTTGATAGCGAGGATGCCCTAATTGATGTTTTTGAGCCCAAGGATAGCTTTAGTGTGCGGGTGGAGGAGCGACGGGAGACCAAAATAGATGAACTCTTGTCCTGGACTGGATGCGTTTGGCGTGCTGAGGCTGATGGTAAAATTCACATCTTTGTGCCGAAGGTAGTAACCAGCACTGCGTGGGAAGCCGAAAGTGGTTACAATCTCGGAGACCAAGTTATCCCGGTGACGCCCAATGGCTATCAATATATCTGCACTACTGCTGGAACCTCGGGAGCGGAGGAACCTACTTGGCCTACAGGAATCGGCGATACTGTTGGCGATGGCAGTGCAGTCTGGACAGTAGCGTATGATTATGAATATAGCCTAGCCAGTGGCGAACATGGTTTCTTTGATAAAACACTAAGAAGGCGAGTGGTAATACCCGGCAAGATTACGGTCGCTTCCCATCCCAGCCACGAGGAAGAATATTCTGGCTCCGCCCAAGTTGATGGGTATGACAGCCTACCGGATGCTTTAAAAATAGCCGAAACTAGACACCTGCGCTTAAGTAGTGATGCCCAGGGGGTAGCCATCGCCACTGCTTTCTTGGCTCACGCTAAACGGGATGCTGAGACAGGTCATGGGTTTGCCCCAATGAATATCGGCGCTGAGGTTCACGACTATGTAAAGATTACAGACAGCAGGCAGGGTGATAGCGCAGTTGGGAATATAGGTTACCTTAGTGCCCATTATACGCCCGGGCACTTTGACTTTGAGTTCAGGTTCGGCAGTATTTACCAGAGTGGCTTGGCGGGAACTATGCCGCCCGGTGCCTCTACCGGTGGCACTCACCCATCAAACCAGCAACTCTGGGATGAGATAAACAGGCTGTGGGCTAAAATAAATGAAATCATAGCTTGGTTAAACGCTTGGAAGTGTCCGTTAGCAGACTACATCAAAATAAATGCTGCTGGGGATATTGTGCTCCAGCCTAAGTTTGGATCATGGGTTCAGCTACTTGGCGACTTATCTCTGGTGGGGGATGAAAACTTGGGCATGATGCTGGCTGCGGCTGCGGGTATAGTTCAATGGTATACCAAAGGTGGAACTCTTGAACATGTTTTCGGACCCGATGTAACTGGACATGGGAAGAAGGGTGATGCCGGGCATCACTGGGGAGAAGACCACACAAACAAGGTATATGCTTATACTAGGCTTAAAATACCAGTGGGAACGGATATGTATGACTAGGGATTGTGCAAATGGCATTACATTATCACACATACAGAAAACGATACATCGGGGAGGAGAAAGTACAGGTAGCGGCAGACCCCGGAAACTATTACTGGGCACAGTCGGCAGCATGCCCCAATGGTCATAATTTCTGCCAGAAACACCCCGATAGATATAACGATATTGGAGACATTTGGCTTGGTAGTGGTGACGCAGAAGCAACCTCAAGGACTTCGGTAGAAGAAGATACACCAGAGCACACCCATAAACTTCGGCGCATCCGTAATAGTGGTTATCCCGCCTTTTACTATAGCATGTATATTGGCGAGTCAGTCTGTGATAGCGGTCATCCATTCTGTGACAACCACCACGGGGGTTATGGAGGGTATCCTTCTAATTTCTTTTATGAGGAAGTAGATACCGGTGGCCCTAGTGCTACTCCAGGAGGGCACAGACATAGGTATTCAGATAATATTCTTTCTTTTCAGCGAGTGGTGACAGGATTCACTGCATGCCCTTTAGGGCATGCAAATTGTTTGGCTGTAGTCACGGATTGGGTTGAAGTTCTGGCACGCACACAAGGGGGTAACTATACAACTGACTACATACTTGCACCAGAGGGAGGATACATCTGGGTATCTGATGAACTAGGTGAGGAAACCGAATTACATTATATAGATGAGAATGGCAATGAGAGGGCTATTGAGGGCAGTGTTACAGGTCAGACTGGAATTGCTGGTTATCTTTGGGTAGCGGCTACTTGTTTACATTATATAGACGAAAACGGCGACGAAAGGAGCGTAGAGGGAACTAAGGAAGGAATTACTGGCAAAGATGGCGGCCCAAAATGGATAGAGGGCAGCAAATTGCGATATATAGATGCTGATGGCAATGAGCGGCAAATAGAGGGCACAGTGGTATGAAAGATTTAACTGAATTAGCCAAAGCAGTTGTTGCACCTTATTTTGCAATCTATTCCCTCACTATTATGGGTCTTATGGCGCTAGGCGGACAGGACATCCCACAATGGCTTTGGATAACTTTGGTTGGTAGTTTGGCTGAACTCGGCTTTGAGTTTGGCTATAAGAAGGTGAAGAAATGAACTGGAAAAGCATTGCTAGGTGCTTGCAACACGCACCCGTGGGTGCTTTCAATGCCTGGTTGTTTATATGGGGTATACATCTAGGCTGGGCATTCTTGATTGTTTTCTTAATCTATGAACTGAACGAGGACTGGCGCATCAAGGATAAGGCTTATATAGATATTTTCGGATGGCTATGGGGCTTTGCTTTCTTTGTCATTACCCGCTTACTTCTTATGTATTCCATTAGTCAAATTGTCATTGGGACAACGGTGTAAGAAATATACCCCTAATCAGAGGGGGCAATGAGCAATGAATGTGAAGGGGAATTAGAGGATTGGCGAGAACAATCAGAAATTATGGAGGACAGGGCTGAATACTATGAATTCCCCTTTTATGAGAGTAAGGAGCAATATGAGATGGAAAATCACGACTTAATAATGAGGCTGGATGAAAGAACCCTGAGCTACGGGCATTGGTTTGAAAGACTAGAATTGCGCTTGTCTCGAATGGAAGAGAAACAAGACCGGATAAATGAGAAAGCCACTAGAGAGCAAGCTTGGGTTAATATACTCAAATGGGTTTTCGCTATAATTGTTCCCTTGATTATCGGTTGGTTAAGCTGGCTCACTTATGGTAGGGGATTTTGGTAATGGAGATATACATAGATATGGATTGCCCGAAATGTCTGAAAATGGGTAAGAAAAGCCCAATGAAACAAGACGGTAACTGGTTAACATGTCTTGCTTGTGGCTACACCTATGAATTGCAGGAGCCGAGAAGAGTGTCGCTGTTGCAGGAAAATCAAGAGCTGAAACAATATGTAGCCCAGTTGGAAGCTAACATAAAGAGTAACATCTTCCGTAATGCCCAGGGTGAAGCCGTGTTGCAATTCATAGATGAAGCAGAAATCTGGGACATGTGCCGGGACTCAATAAAGCGGAAGGGTGTTTATCTGGACGAACATCTATTTAACGAGCACGAGCTATTTATATCAGTTAAGCGGTTAATAGAAGACAAACAACCTGGGTATCTTTGTTATATAGAGGGCACCAGACTTACTGAGAGCCATTTTTAGGCGATTAAATAATGGAATAAGGTTTACCTATGGGGCGACTTCAACGCCCCATGTTTTTTTATTTCTGACTCATTCTATCTACCGGGGAAAATCGCTGGTGGGACTGAACTGCATCTTCACTATTGATTGTGGCTGCATACCTCATCGTCATATAAAGAGTCGAATGCCCGAGCAAGGATTTGACCTGCTCTAGCCCAGCTCCATTTCTGAGACTCTGAGTCGCAGATGTATGCCTGAAAGTATGAGGTGAACAGCGAACACCGCTAATTCCTACTCTCTTCCCGAGTTTGCGAATCATTATCTCAATTCCCCAGTGGGTAAGGGGTATCCGCTCCTCAGTTACCCACAAGCAAGCCAAGCCATCGTTCCTCATCAAGAGATACCGCAGTAAAGCCTTCTGTGTTTTCTTTCCTATCCTGACTACTCTCTCCTTAGCTCCTTTGCCCATGACCTTAATGGTTTCATGGTCGAAGTTTATGTCCTTGATTTGGATGTTAGCCAACTCCGATAATCTCAACCCAGTGTCTAAAAACGTAAGGATAATGGCTCGGTTTCTAGCTCCTAAGAATTTCCCCTCATCGCACAGTAGCAATAAATCCTGGACTTGGTCTAGCTTAAATGGCTGTATGATTTTCTCCGGTGGTTTGCGGATGTGAATTGAGGATATTGGGTTTTGTTTCAGTGTTCCCTCTTCCACCATCCATGTGAAGAATCGCCTTATGGCTCTATAGTTATTGTGGATAGAGACACGTTGGCAGGTATCTTGGAGCTTGAGTAGAAACATGCGGATATGGGTAGTCGTTACTTGATTAGGTACTCGGGCACCTACTTCAGAGCAAAACCTGACAAAGACGCCTAGTTTCTGGTCATAGTTCTTGATAGTCCAAGGAGAAAGCTCCTCAACCCGGCATGATAATAGGAAGACTTTAAGTTGTCCGTTAAGAGTTCTTTGGTCTACGCCAGATAGCGAGCCTATCTGAGTTTTGTTAGTAGTTCTTTGGTCTAAAACCATATACTTTCGGCTGCCCAACCGTTTTTAGCTTCAAAGTGGCAGCGGAGGGATTTGAACCCACGACCAAAGGCTTATGAGT